CAGTTTGTGGCCTTGGCATCTTCGACCAGCACCACTACTGCTACTGTGACCGTGGCTCCCATGTACTCCGCTGCTAGCGCACTGGCGACCATGCTGACTTTGCCTGCCACCAGCAAAGCCGTCGTGTTCATCGGCACTGCAAGCACTCAGTACCCACAGAACTTGATCTACCACAAGGACGCAATCACTTTTGCGACTGCTGACCTGTTGCTGCCCCAAGGCGTTGACATGGCCGCACGTTCCGTTCACAACGGTATCAGCTTGCGCGTTGTTCGTCAGTACGACATCAACAACGACCGCCTGCCTTGCCGTATTGACGTTTTGTATGGCTTCAGCACTATTCGTCCCGCAATGGCTTGCCGTATGTGGGGATAAATTGAATGCCCCTTCGGGGGCTTCATTTCGTAACTTTTTTTAAGGAAATTATCATGGCTATTCCTAATTCTGGTGGTGGGTATCAATTCACCGACGGCAACACCAATGAAATCATCATGGGCGTTCAAGCAGCGCCTAATACGGCGACTGCTACGGCCACTTTGACCGTTGCACAAACCACTGGCGGCATCTTGGTTGGCAACCCGTCGACTACGGCAGCGACTTACACGCTCCCAACTGCTGCGGCAATTGACGCGGTGTTTACCAACGCAAAAGTCAACAGCACGTTTGAACTGACCGTCATTAACTTGGGCACTTCAACTGGCCTGATTACGATGGCTGTTGGAACCGGCATCACTGCGGTTGGTAACTTGGTTGTTGCAATTACTGGTAGCGCCGCAGGCGTTGGCGGTGCAGGACAATTCTTGTTCCGCAAAACCGGCGATGCTGCATACACTGTGTATCGTATTGCCTAAACTTAACGGGGGCTTCGGCCCCTGTTTTTTAAGGAAACATCATGCCAAATACCCAAGCAGTAGGCGTTGCGTATAGCGACCCCGAATTTACTACCTGTTACGCAAGCCAAGAAATTGGCTACAGCGCAGCGGCCCAAGGTGCGGTAACGCAGTTGACCAGCAAATCCACGGGCGTGACGCTGAATAACAGTGCTGGCCGCATCACAATGAACGACGCAGCGCTGGCGGGAGCCACCGCAGTGTCTTTCATTCTGACCAATAGCTCGATTTCTATCAAAGACACAATCATTGTGTGCGTTTCTAGTAATACTACTGGTAGCGCTGCGGGGGCTTACACCACTTACGTTTCGTATTTGGCTGCTGGCTCTGCGTTGATCACGTTGCGTAATTTGACTGCTTCCACTTCATATTCTGAAGCGGTAATCATCAATTTTTCCATCATCCACGGCGCAAGCTAAAAAGGAGGGGGCCACAAGCCCCCTTTCTAACCTATGGTCATATACCTAAAGCATCCCATCCACGGCGCTAAAGTGGCGACTATGGAACTCGAAGCAGAAGCCGATGAGAAAAACGGTTGGGTGAGATATACTTTGGACACGCCCGATTTTGAGTTGGCGGCTCCCGTGAACGTCCTGGAAGTCAAACGGCGTAGAAAAGTTGAACTAGAAGGAGTCTAGCTATGGCGACCTATACAGCGGGTGACCAGATCAATAGGGCACTGCGGTTGCTTGGCGTCCTTGCCGAAGGCGAGACTACTTCCGCATCAGTGTCGCAAGATTCACTGATGGCAATGAATCAGATGATTGATTCATGGAACACTGAACGCTTGTCGGTGTTCAGCACTCAAGATCAAATGTTTACTTGGCCTGCCGGTTTCATCAACCGCACTCTAGGCCCAAGCGGCGACTTTGTTGGTAATCGGCCTATTCTGCTGGATGACGCAACCTACTACCGCGACCCAGGCACCAATGTCAGTTTTGGCATTAAGGCAATCAACCAGCAGCAGTACGACGGGATTGCTGTTAAGACGGTGACATCCACATATCCACAAGTGATATTTGTCAATATGACATATCCCAACATTGATATGTTCATCTACCCTAAGCCCACGCGGGACTTGGAGTGGCACTTTATTAGCGTTGAGGAATTGTCAGAACCGGCCACACTAACAACTGTGCTGGCTTTCCCACCAGGCTATCTGCGGGCGTTTACCTACAACTTGGCGATGGAAATTGCGCCAGAGTTTGGCGTTGAGCCTAGCCCACAAGTGACCCGCATTGCCATGACCAGCAAGCGCAATCTGAAACGCATCAACAACCCAGATGATGTGATGTCAATGCCTTATGCGATTGTGGCAAGTCGCCAGCGGTTCAACATCTACGCAGGAAACTACTGATGCAGACCCCGATACTCGGCGCGTCCTATGTCGCCCGCAGTATCAATGCTGCGGACAACCGGATGGTCAATATGTTTCCGGAGATGACTCCGGACAACGGTCAGACCGCCGCGTTTCTTAACCGTGCCCCTGGGCTTGAATTCCTACAGACTGTGGGCACAGGCCCAATCCGTGCCCTATGGGCGCACCAGACCAATGGCAGCGACTTCTATGTGGTGTCCGGCGGTGAAGTCTACAAGCTGAATAGCATGACCGGCACGCCCATTTTGTTGGGCACAGTGTCAGGCACAGGGCCAGTGTCCATTGCGGACAACGGGACGCAGATATTTTTTGCCTGCAACCCTGACAGCTACATCTACAACGAGGTTACCAACGTCTTTGCCCAGATCACCGATCCTGACTTTCCAGGCGCGGTAACGGTGGGTTACTTGGACGGGTACTTTGTATTTAATGAGCCAGACAGCCAGCGCGTATGGGTAACATCCTTGTTAGACGGCTTATCAGTTGACCCCTTGGATTTTGCCAGCGCAGAAGGTTCGCCCGACGGGTTGGTGGGTCTGATTGTTGACCACCGCGAAGCATGGTTGTTCGGCACTGATTCTGTAGAGGTTTGGTATGACGCCGGTCTGCCTGATTTTCCGCTGACTCGCATTCAAGGCGCGTTTAACGAGATTGGTTGCGTTGCGGCATTCTCTATTGCCAAGCTGGACAACGGCCTGTTTTGGTTGGGAACCGATGCTCGCGGCCAAGGAATTGTCTACCGCGCCAATGGCTACACCGGCCAACGCATTTCTACCCACGCCATTGAGTACGCAATTGCCCAGTACGGCGACATCTCAGACGCTATTGCCTACACCTACCAGCAAGAGGGCCATGCTTTCTATGTGCTGACATTCCCTAGCGGCGACGCAACCTGGGTCTATGATGTGTCCACGCAAGCATGGCATGAGCGTGCCGGTTGGGATAACGGAGTGTTTGTTCGCCACCGCAGCAATTGCCAATGTAATTTTGGCGGCAATATCATTGTTGGCGACTATGAAAACGGCAACATCTACCAATTCAGCCTAGACATCTACGCGGACAACGGTGGCATCCAAAAGTGGTTGCGTTCATGGCGGGCGCTGCCAACAGGGCAGAACAATCTCAAGCGCACCGCGCACCACAGCTTGCAGTTGAATTGCGAGTCTGGCGTTGGTCTAAATGATGGGCAAGGCTCAGACCCGCAAGCTATGCTGCGCTGGTCGGATGACGGCGGGCACACTTGGAGCAACGAACACTGGTCACCAATGGGTAAGATAGGGGCGTACTACCAGCGCGTCTTTTGGCGGCGGCTGGGCATGACGCTGAAGCTGCGAGATCGGGTCTACGAAGTGTCTGGCACTGACCCAGTCAAGATTGCCATCATGGGTGCTGAACTGATATTGAGTCCAACAAATGCCTGAATTTAACGTCACAAGCATCCCGTCAGCACGGGTTGATTTTATTGATCCTCGCACAGGCTTAATGTCGCGTGAGTGGTATCGGTTTTTTCTCAACTTGTTCACTTTGACGGGCGGCGGCGGTAATGCGACATCTTTGGATGACTTGCAGCTTTCGCCTCCACCATCTCCCAGCGTTGTAAATACCACCACAAATGCTACTGGGCCTGCCATATATGCTTTTGCTGCGGCGCATGGGTAAATTATGATCAGACTTGACACGGTAAACAGATCGTTAACCCTTGTTCTTGGCGGGGCGCAAGTCACTGCGCCTTTGCAAATTGTTGTTTCCTATTCTGACCAGACTTCGGCCACCTATCTGGGTTCAACCCAGCTTGCAAATTCCAACGGTACAACTGCCGTAACCATCTGTTCTGCGCCTGTTACGTCTGTCATTCGTGACATTGACATGGTGACTGTCCTCAACACGGACACCGCATCTCAAGTTGTCACGATTCAGTTGCTAGACACGGCGACCAACTACAAGATCATTTCGGTTACCTTGCTGGTAGGCGACAAGCTGACCTACACGCACGGCAGCGCTTGGCAAGTTGTCAACAACGCAGGAAATATCAAGTACAGCGTTCTTTCTAGCTCTGGCGTTGATTCATTTAGCGGCGGCTCTACGGGCCTTACGCCTGCGACAGCTACGACTGGCGCTGTTACCCTTGGCGGCACGCTTGCGGTGGCTAGCGGCGGCACTGGCACGGCTACACCGGCCTTAGTGGCTGGAACCAATGTCACTATCACCGGAAGCTGGCCCAATCAAACAATTAACTCTACTGGTTCAGCCGGTACGGTCACTAGCGTTGCAGCGCTGACGCTTGGCACAACTGGCACGGATGTTTCTTCCACTGTAGCCAATTCAACCACCACGCCAGTCATCACGCTGAATTTGCCTACCGCATCGGCAACCAATCGAGGCGCGTTAAGCGCAGCGGATTGGACTACCTTTAACAGCAAAGGATCGGGCACAGTCACATCGGTATCAGGCACAAGCGGACGCATCACAAGCACTGGCGGCACTACGCCGGTGCTTGACTTGACCAGCGGCATTGCAACGCCTGGCACAACCGGATCCGCTTCTTTGATTCCTGTGGTGACCATTGACACCTACGGGCGAGTCACCAGCATCACAACGGCGGCTAACCCGCAGGGCACGGTCACCAGCGTTACCGGCACTTCGCCTATATCATCATCTGGTGGCGCAACGCCTGCAATTAGCTTGGACGCCAACTACGGCGACACGCAAAACCCTTACGCCTCCAAGACCGCAAACTATGTCTTGGCGGCTCCAAATGGAAGCGCGGGCGTGCCAACATTCCGCGCAATCGTTGCGGCTGATGTTCCTACGCTGAACCAAAACACTACAGGCACAGCATCTAACGTAACCGGCACGGTTGCGGTGGTTAATGGTGGCACTGGAGCCACCACGGCAAGCGGCGCTAGGACAAACCTAAGCGCGGCACAAAGCGGCGCAAACACCGACATTACATCCATTGCGCTGACCACCGGCACTATTTCAACTGCGCCAAGCGCCAGCACGGACATTGTCAACAAGTCTTACGCCGACAGCATTGCCACCGGCATCAACTTCCACGCGGCCTGTAACTATGCAACAGCCGCTGCATTGTCTGCGGCTTACACATACAACAACGGAACAAGTGGAGTTGGCGCAACCATAACCGCAAACGCTGTTGGAACTTTAACTATTGATGGGTATACGTTTGTATCTGGAGACGTTGGCAAACGCATTCTTATAAAGAATGAAACTGGCTCATATGTTAACAATACAACGCCTAGTGCGGCGTTTAATGGCGTATACACCTTAACGACAGCAGGCACTGCTGGGGTTGCTTACGTCTTAACTCGCGCCACGGACTACGACACTAGCGGAACGGGAATTAACGAGATTGACATTGGCGACTTGTTGTTAGTGTTGTCCGGCACGGCCAACGCTAACACTTCATGGGTTCAACAGACACCGCTGCCTATCACGGTGGGCACTACGTCAATTGTTTTTATCCAATTTGCGGCGGTGCAAACTTACACGGCAGGCACAGGGCTAACCCTAGCCACCAACCAATTTTCTATTACCAATACGGGCACTGCGGGCACTTACGGGTCGGCGACTCAAATTCCCGTTTTGGTGACTAACGCACAGGGCCAAGTCACAAGCGTTACCAACACGACTGTTACGCCCGCTGTAGGGTCAATTACCGGATTGGGCACGGGCGTATCAACTTTCCTCGCAACGCCGTCTAGCGCCAATCTAGCGGCTGCGGTGACTGATGAGACCGGATCTGGCGCATTGGTGTTTTCCACTTCGCCATCTTTGGTGACGCCGGTGCTAGGCACGCCAACATCTGGCGATTTCAGCACCGGAACATTTACATGGCCCACATTTAACCAAAACACCACAGGAACCGCGTCTAACGTGACGGGTACTGTGGCAATTGCCAATGGCGGTACGGGAGCCACAACGGCTGCGGCTGCGTTGACCAACTTGGGCGCATATCCAGCGTCTAACCCTAATGGATACACCAGCAACACCGGAACCGTGACCAGCGTTGCGGCCAGCGTACCAGCATTTCTGTCTGTGGCTGGTAGTCCTATTACTACGTCGGGCACTTTGGCAATCACCTACTCGGGCACGGCGCTGCCAATTGCTAATGGTGGTTCGGGTCAGACTACCGCCCAGTTGGCAATGAACGCCTTTGCTGGCGCGGTCACTAGCGGGTCATATTTGCGCGGTAACGGCACAAATGTGGTGATGGCAACAATCCAAGCTGCTGATGTGCCTACGCTCAATCAAAACACGACAGGGTCTGCTGGATCTGTAGCCAACGCGCTGACATCGGGCACAGGCATATCGTTTAGTTCCGGCACAACCTATAACGGGTCGGCGGCCATCACCATCAACAATTCGCTGCCTATGGTGTACCCAGGCGCAGGCATTTCCAATTCAACGGGAACTGCTTGGGGTACGTCGTACACCACCACAGGCAGCGGAACCGTTGTGGCGTTGGCAACTTCGCCCAGCTTTACGACGCCGGTTCTTGGTACGCCAACTAGCGGAAACTTTAGCACCGGCTCTTTTACTTGGCCGACGTTCAATCAGAACACGACAGGCACAGCCGCCAACGTGACGGGCACGGTAGCTATTGCCAACGGCGGTACAGGTCAGACAACAGCAGCGGCTGGGTTTAATGCTTTGTCGCCCATCACTAGCATTGGTGACTTAATCCTTGGCAATGGCACAAACAGCGCCACCCGTTTGGGCATAGGTGCAAATGGCTATGTTCTGACATCTAACGGCACAACAGCATCTTGGGCTGCGGGTGGTGGTGGAGGTGGTGGTTCGGTCACCATCAGCAACGACACGACTACCGCGACTAATTTATACCCGTCGTTTTTTGCTGCAACATCTGGCACTGCGTCTACGATTTACACCAGCGACGCCAAACTGCTCTATAAACCATCCACAGGCGAATTCCAATCGTCAATCGTAAACGCCAACAATGGAATTTTTGTAAATTCAGCAACAATTTCTACAAGCTACACTATTGCAACGGGAACTAATGGTGCTTCGTATGGGCCTATTTCTGTATCGTCAAGCGTAACGGTAACTGTGGCAAGTGGATCAGTTTGGACAATCAATTAACAAGGCAAGACTATGGCAACGACAATAAGCGGAACAACTGGCGTAGCAACCAGTAATATAACTCTTACGGGCTATTACACAGAAAGCGTTGTTGCCATTGGTAGCAGTGGAACTACGCAAACATTGTCTCTCACTAGCGGCACATTTCAAACCGTAACGCTTACGGGTAATTGCACTTTTACCATGCCAACGGCCACCGCAGGGCAATCGTTTATTTTAATTGTTAGCCAAGACGCAACTGGCGGCAGAACCGCAACATTTACAAGCGTCAAGTGGCCTGGCGGCACTGCGCCGACCATTACGGCAACAGCTTCAGCGGTGGATATTTTGAGTTTTGTTTCCAACGGCACTAACTGGTACGGCAACTACGCACAGGCGTTTGCATAATGTTTGCATCCAAAAATTTCTTTGTTACCAAAAATTCTAAAGGTAACTATTTAATCATTGAGCAATTTTTTGCGTCCAGTTCATGGAAAGCACCTGCTGGTGTTACAACTGTTGATTACCTTGTTGTGGCGGGTGGTGGAGGCGGTGGTTCTGGCGGCGGTGGTGGTGGCGCTGGAGGCTTTAGAACTGGCACAGCATTTTCTGTTACGGCAGGAACTACTTATACGATAACTGTAGGTGCTGGTGGGACAGGTGGTGCATCTAGCGGAAAACAAAGCGGAACAAAAGGAAACGATTCTGTTTTCTCAACCATCACATCTACAGGTGGTGGATTGGGTGCTGGATACTTAACTGCGGGTGGAAATGCGGGTGGGTCTGGTGGGTCTGGTGGCGGTGGCTCAAAAGATAGTGGTGCAGCAGGAGGCGCGGGCAATACCCCATCAACATCACCAGCTCAAGGCACTAGCGGCGGCACAACTGCTGCTGGCGGTTCCAAAGGCGGTTCTGGTGGCGGTGGCGCATCTGTTGCAGGGACAGGCGGCACTGGTTCTGGTACTACAGAATTTGGTGGCGCTGGCGGCGCTGGCACTGCTTCAACAATAACCGGTTCTAGCGTTACTTATGCCGGCGGCGGCGGTGGTGGTGTTAATTTAAGCGGTGGTGCTGGAACTACGCCAGGTGCTGGCGGCGCTGGTGGTGGTGGTAGTGGAGCCACTACTGTTGGTGGAACTGGTGTTGCTGGTACTACTAATACTGGCGGCGGTGCTGGTGGAGGGGATTTCACTGGCGTTGGCGGGGCTGGCGGTTCAGGCATTGTGATTTTGTCCTACACCCTGCCAAAAGGCACAGCAATTGAATTTGTGTCTACTGCTCAATGGACAGCACCAACAGGCATATTAACCGTTGACTATTTGGTGATAGCTGGCGGTGGTGGCGGTGCTGGAACTGGTGGTGGCGGCGGTGGCGCTGGTGGATTTAGAACGGGAACTTCTTTTTCTGTAACGGCAGGAACGACTTACACCATTACCGTAGGTGGCGGTGGGGCTGCTGGAACAGGCGGTGCAGGAACTAACGGCGCAAAAGGTGCTGATTCAATTTTCAGCACTATCACATCTACAGGTGGTGGACTAGGTGCCAAAATTGGAGGACAAGGCGGTTCAGGTGGTAGTGGCGGCGGTTCGGGTAAAGACTCAAACGTAGCTGGCGGTGCGGGTAATACCCCAAGCACCAGCCCATCTCAAGGAAGTAACGGCGGTTCTGTGCCAGGAAGCGGCAACATTGGCGCTAGTGGTGGCGGCGGTGCTAGTGCAGTTGGTGCTAATGGTGGCGGTGGGCCTGCCGCAGAAATTGGTGGAAATGGTGGTGCTGGTACAGCCTCCAGCATAACTGGAAGTAGCGTCACCTATAGCGGGGGAGGTGGAGGGGCGGTCAATAGTATTGGAACGCCAACGCCCGGACTTGGCGGTGCAGGCGGTGGCGGTAATGCCTCTATCAATCAGACTTCTGTTGGTTCGCCGGGAACAACCAATAGGGGTGGTGGTGGAGGCGGCGGTGACTATGCATCCACAGGCACGGCTCAAGCTGGTGGCGCTGGCGGCTCAGGCATTGTTATCCTCAAGCTGAACTAACATGAAAAAGTACCAACTTTATGGAATAGACACGGCAATGCAATTGCTGCGCCCTAATGCCAAGTGGGAAATCAGCAACCGCACCATCACGCGCTGGGAAGATGACAGACCATGTCCAACATGGGAAGAAATTGACGCAACAATGGAAAAGATTAAGGCGTTTGAGGACTCAATCTCAACCATTTGGACAGTTAAGATTTTGGAAGAATTGGAGATGTAATGGCACACTTTGCAAAGATTGAAAACGGCATAGTTACCCAAGTGGTTGTGATTGCTAATGCAGACACGGCATCTGCTGATGGCACAGAAAAAGATTACATTGGTGCTGCTTTCTGTGAACGCTTGTTTGGTGGCGATTGGAAGCAAACCAGCTACAACGGGCGTATCCGCAAGAACTACGCTGGAGTCGGTTACACCTACGATGAAGGCCGCAATGCGTTTATCCCTCCACAACCATATCCAAGCTGGACTTTGGTGGAAGATACTTGCCAGTGGACGCCGCCTGTTTCATACCCAGCTAATGGGATGTACACTTGGGATGAGTCAACCATTTCTTGGGTGGCTACATGACCGTAACCGCCAAAACGCTAGTGCCTGCCAAGTTTGTCGACGTGGCGCAGACCACGCAATACACAGCGACCAATGTCACGGCCATCATTGACAAGTTCACGGCCACCAACATCAGCGGATCGTCGGCAACCATCAGCGTCAACCTGGTGACCGCCAGCTTTTCAGCATCTAGCAGCAACTTGATTGTCAAGGACAAGCTACTTGCGGCCAGCGAGACATACATCTTTCCCGAGTTGGTAGGCCAAATTCTAGGATCCGGCGCGTTCATCTCAACCACGGCCAGCACGGCTAGCGCCATCAATATGCGCGTCAGCGGAAGGGAAGTAACGTGATCAAGCATCATTTTTCTAGCGGCGTGTACGCCAAGGAAACCATGATTCCTGCGGGAAGCTGGTTGGTTCAACACATTCACAAGCACAGCCACCTATCCATCTTGGCCAGTGGCTCCATTGAATTGGTGGTTGACGGCGAAAAATCCGTTCTGCACGCCCCCGCGTGCCTTAGTATTGCCGCAGGCAAGCATCACGGCGTAAAATCGCTCACAGACGTAGTTTGGTACTGTATCCACGCAACCGATTGCACGGATGAGGATGAGATAGACGAAGTTCTTATAGTGCCTGCAAATGGCGCTCAGATCCAAAATATTGCTCAAATTATGAGCGAAGGAGTTTGATATGCCATGGGTAGCAGCAGCAATTGGCGGAAGCGCGTTACTTGGCGCGTACTCAGCTAACAGAGCCGCAGGCGAACAAGCCGATGCGGCAACGCGGGCGGCTGAAGCGCAATCTGGTGCGGCCCGTTATGCGGCAGACTTGCAGCAACAGCAGTACCGTGAAAACGTCCAGCGTCAGCAACCGTTCTACGAGGCAGGCGTTAATGCTTTGCCAGAGTTGGTGTCAGCGTCTCGCTACACGCCGTTTGGTCAAGAGCAATTCCAAGCTGACCCAGGCTACGGATTCCGGTTGTCGGAAGGGCAGAAGGCATTGGAGCGTTCTGCGGCTGCACGCGGCGGGCTGATCTCTGGCGGCGCTTTGAAAGCTGCTACACGCTTTGGTCAAGACATGGGTTCGCAAGAGTACACCAACGCATTCAACCGTTACCAGACCGAACGCCAAGCGCGTCTTGGCCCGCTGCAAGCGTTGACTGGCATGGGTCAAAGCACCGCCAACACCATAGGCGCAGCAGGGCAAAACATGGCGTCCAATGTAGGCAACTACGGAATGCAAGGCGCTAATGCTACTGCCGAAGGCTACATGGGCGCGGCCAACGCCCGCGCGTCGGGCTACATGGGCGGGTACAACGCAATTAACAGCGGGCTATCAAATTATTTGAGCTACAACAGCCCGGTAAATCAAATGTTACGAAACCCAGTGCAACCCGTTTCATTGGAATACCCACGGGCGTAAGGAACAATCATGCCTTTAGACACACGAATTGCGCTAACTGGACAACCGCTTCAGTTGGAAAGCCCGGTGGCCCAATACGGCCAACTTATGAGCCTAGTGAATGCGGGCATTCAAAATCAGCTTGCACAGATGCAAATATCTGCGGCTCAACGCGCTCAGATAGAAGAAGAAGACGTTAAGAACTATTTGGGAAAAGCGGACTTAAACACCGCAGAAGGTCAACGCGGACTGTTGACGTATGGAGCTAAAGGGCAAGCCATGCTTAAAAGTTTGGCTGAGCAAAGAAAATTACAAACGGAAGAAGATAAAGCTAAATATGAATTTCACATAAAGACATTGGATAGGGCGATAAGCGAGCTTACAAATTTAACTGATTTGCCTAGCGCATTTGCCAGTATTGACAGGCAAGTTGCGGCCAAAAGCATAACGCCGCAACAAGGTGCGGAACTAAAAACAAGAATTAACAACGCCCCAGATTTTTCAACTTGGCAAAACCAGACCATAACGGGGATGTTGGACGCTAAAGAGCGCTTGGGCGCTATGGCAGAACAGCAGTATCAAGCATTTAGAGACAAACCCGCCGCCGCCGCAGCGGCCCTACCACCTCAAGCAACGGCAACGGTGCCAATAAATGACACACGCGCAGCGCTTATGCCTGTGCCTGCCGAACGTAGTGTTAACGCAATTCAGCTTGGGGATGGGAATGTTGTGTACCGCGTTGACGGCAAAGAAGTTCCTTTTGCCGTGTACGCCGATGCAGTTAAAGGTCGTAATCAAGCCCAAGGCGCAAATGCCGCTATCGCAACCGCGCCTGGTATGGTTCCTGCCGCTGCTTCTGCTGCACCTACGCTGCCAGCCCCGGCTGCGCCTGCGGCTCCTGCCGCACAGCCAAACATGGCGAATGCTTTGGCGCTGAAGATCCAAGGTCTTCAAGACGAGCGAAACAAATTAGTGCCATTCCTAAGATCGTCAAGCGCAAAAACGCAGTACGAGGACTTGGGCAAACAGATAGACAACTTGAGCAAAGGCTTTTCTATATCGGCGGGCGGTTCCTATATTCTTCCTGGCGTGGGCACGTTTGAGCGCCCTGCCGCCGAGCCTACATCAGCCGATGTAACAACCATGAAGGCGTTAGGCTATCCAATTACGCAAGAAGGTTTTAAAGCATTTACGGAAGCTAAACGCCAAGAAAAATCTAAGTCCGAATTTGAGCAATTGCTTGAAGATTCTGGCATGACAGACGCCCAAAAGAAAGCGGCGCGCGCTGAACGCATAAAGAAAGAAAGCACTTTTGCGCCGCCTATGCAAATAACTATGCCAGTTGCTGTAGAAGACCCAAGTCGTCCGGGCAGCGTTATTTACGTTGACCGCGCGGAAGCAGTTGGAAAAACACCCGCAACGGCTATTGAAGGGCTTGCGCCAAAAGAAATTCAAGCCCGTGAAGCTAAGTACCCGCAAGCCTTGCAAGCGGTCAAAACGCTTGAAACTAAAACAGAAAGCTTGGCCAAGGACATTGAGACTTTGGCCAACCACCCTGGGTTGACCGGCATTTCCGGTTTGATTTATGGCCGCACTCCAGCAGTCACTAAAGACGCGCGCGCTGCTCAAGCGTTGTACGACTCTATTGTGGCGCGCGGTGGTTTTGCAGAATTGCAAAATATGCGGGCTGCGTCTCCAACTGGCGGCGCGCTGGGCAACGTATCAAACCAAGAAGGCCAATATTTGCGTGATGCATGGGCGGCGATCAACCGCACCCAAGACACAGCAGATTTGAAAGCAAATCTGATAAAAGCCGCAAATCAAGCCCGCGAATCTAAGGCCCGCGTAAAAGAAGCTTTTGACGCCACATACGATTACCGCGCAAATAGGGGCAGCGGGGCTGCGCCGCAAGGCGCTGGCAGGTTTAAATATTTAGGTAAAGAATAATGGCTACCAAATACCGTGTTCAAGGCCCAGACGGCGCGGTGCACGTCTTTGAAGGGCCAGATGGCGCAACGCCTGCCCAAGTAGAAGCGTTTGCGGCTCAAACTTTTGGCGCAGCACCTACGCCAGCCGCAGCCCCCGCCCCAGAAGGAATGCCCGCGCCGCGTCAAGAACTGACGGCAGGGCAACAAGCGTACAAAACAGTGAGCAAGTACGCCGCGCCTACTTTAGAAGCAATGTCTGCGGTAATTGGTGCTGGGGCGGGAGCGCCGCTTGGCCCTGCGGGAATGGTTGGCGGGGCTGGGTTGGGCTATGGCATTGCCAAAGAAATTACGTCCGGCGCGGATCGATTAGTAGGATTAGAACCGCCACGCCAAGGTTTAGCAATTGCCGCCGCGCCAGTTCAAAACGTCCTTGAAGGCGCTACTATGGAAGCGGGCGGGCGCGTAGTCGCTCAAGGATTAAGCAAGGCAGCGGGTAAAGTCATGGACGTGTTTCGCTCGCCGGAACTGAAAGCGGCAACCATCGCCCGCGAAGCGCTTCAATCGGATGTGCCCGCTGTCCTAAACGCGCTGCGGGCCGCACCAGCAAATCAAACCGCCGCGCAAGCCACGGCAGGCATTATTAATCCAACATGGCAGGCGTTGATTGAACGCCGGTTGGCCGCTGATCCTAAGTTCACCCTGACGCTCAAAAACATGAACGAGCAGGACGCGGTCAATGAGTTGGCCAAGATAGCTAACGGCGTCACTGAAACCGAAATTCGCGCGGCTGCAAAAGTTAAAAAAGACAACATCACCGCCATCACCACACCTATGCGCGACACCGCGCTGGCCCGCGCCAATCTTGGCAAAGATGTGGCCGCTTTAGAATCTAGGTCGGCCAACATGAGCCAGCAAGCGGCGGCTGAAGTGCAAAAAGTGCGCGATTTGGTCAATGCAGGCAATATCGCCGAAGCAGCCGCGAGGCTTGAACTTATCGAGAAAAATTTACCTGTAGGCTTTACCAAGTACACCTACAAAGGTGATTTGGCGCGTATGGCCGACGAATGGGCGACTCAAGCGGCAAATGCATCTCTTGACTTGGGTCAGGGCGCTCGGATGGCGCAAGGGGCCGCAGACAGCTTGCGCTCGGCGGGCATCAAGCCGTTAAACGCGCCTGCGCTTGTGACCAAGATCAAGTCAGTTGCGGCCAATCCAGAATTTGCCGAAAACGATATTATGGCTGGCGCGGTTAAAAACGTCGCAGATGGTATTGCTAAGTGGACTACTAGCGGGGGACTGATTGACGCCGTGGCCTTGGATGCTATTCGCAAAAATTCGGTCAACGCAACAATTGCTCAATTACGCCCCGGAGTGGACGCTACTACGCAGCGCAATCTGGCAGCAGGTGTGTTGACCAAGTTGAAACCGATTATTAACGACGCCATTGAAAGCGCGGGCGGCGTGGGGTACACAGACTATTTAACCAAATACTCCGAAGGCATGGCGTCTATCGCCGAACAAAAGCTGGCCGGTAAAGCGTTGGAATTGTTCCGCACCAACAAAAAAGAATTTTTGAGTTTGGTCGAAGGTAATTCGCCAGACCAAGTTGAGAAGATTCTTGGCCCTGGCAGCTACAACATCGCCAAAGATGTAAGCGAAAAAACGCTTACGGTGTTGCGCGACCAAGCCGCCAAGGTGACCCGCGACATGAACATAACCGGCCAAGCAGCCGAAGGCAGAGAAGCCTTGGTGGCGTTGCTTTCGCAACAACAATCTGGCCTGCGGCTTCCGTCTTTCTTCTCCGCAAAAGTCACCGCCGCCAACGCGGCGATGGACGTGCTAGAACGCAAAATTGGCGCTAAGTCCATGAGGATATTGACGGAAGCATTTAAGACGCCCCAAGGCGCGGCGGACTTGCTAAAAACATTGCCCGCTGTTGAAAGCAATCGCGTGTTAAAACTTCTTTCCAATCCATCTAGCTGGATGCCTGGTACTGGCGCGGCTACTGGGGCTACTGTCAGAAACGCCCTTGCCCCCGAAAACCAAAACGCACTGAATGCCCAATAATGGATCAACATCTACTCAACATCCTATTTGGCGCTGCTTTGACGGTGGCCGGATGGTTCGCCCGTGAACTGTGGACGGCGGTGCAAGAACTGAAGACAGACCTAGGTAAACTACCTTTGGTCTACGTCGCCCGGCAAGATTACCGCGACGACATGAAAGAAGTTAAAGAGCTTCTCGGAAAGATTTTTGATCGTTTGGAAAACAAACAAGACAAGGACAAATAATGGCCGGACTATCACCTACCCCTAAGCAGCAGATTTTTGGCTCAGACGGCGCTCCGCTGGTCGGCGGGAAGATCTACACCTACCTTGCGGGCACATCTACACCGGCCACCACCTATACGGATTTTGGGGCTGGCACGGCCAACACCAACCCCATCATCTTGGACTCTTTCGGCCAGGCCAACATCTGGCTGCTATCCAGCACCAGCTACAAGTTTGTGGTTAAGACCGCGACTGATGTGCTGTTGTACACGGTGGACAACATCTCCACGCCGCTGGACATTAGCGCGCTGGCGTCGCCGCCGCCTATCGGCAACACCACGCCGAACACCGGCGCTTTCACCACGTTGTCAGCATCTGGTGCGGTTACGCTGACCGGACTAGGCGCTATGAAGCTGAACGCTGGCACTACCGCAGAACGTCCAACGCCGTCCAACGGCATGATCCGCTACAACACCAGCACGGCATTGTTTGAGGGCTACAAAGGCGGTGCATGGCAGAGCATTGGAACGGTCACATCGGTTGACGCCACCGTGCCTGCGTTTTTAGCCGTAACTGGCAACCCCGTCACCACCAGCGGGACATTGGCAATTGCCTACTCAGGAACCGCGCTACCCGCAGCTAACGGCGGCACTGGTTTGACTTCTGCCAGTACATCAGGCAACGTCCTGACTAGCAATGGAACAACTTGGGTCAGCAGCACCAACTTGGCGGTTGGCGTAGGCCAGACATGGCAGGACGTGTCTGGGTCTAGGGCTGCGGGTACAACTTACACCAATTCCACCGGCAAACCCATCATGGTCAATGTTTGGGGCGCGTCAGGCGAAAGCCGTAGTGCCACTTTGACAATTGGAAGCGTAGCTGTTGCATACACAGCTTTTAATGGCGCTGGTGGTGGAACCGCTACATTGTCCGGCATAGTGCCAAGCGGAACATCTTACGTTGTCACAGCAGGCGGCGCTTGGAGCGTAGCTGGTTGGGCTGAATTGCGTTAAACCGATGTGCGCTGGTTTATTCCTATCGTCTTACTGTCGTTCGTCTACGGCGCGACGGTCAAGCGCGAGTGCAGCGTCAGCGACTTCGTAAACATTGCGTACAGCACGCACAATCCAAAGGAAAGACATGATCGCATTGTTGAATGGTTGGATGACTCGGGCCAGGTCTGCACTAAGGAGCAGTTGGTACTCATTTACACGAATCTGGCGCAAGTCTTAGGCGCAGCGGATACCATGCGCGTCAGAACAAAGATTGATAGACTTTATGAACGAGCAAAATGAATCTTGGTTAGCTAAGAACATCCAGCCGGTTACGGTTGCTTTCTTGTTGTTCTCCTACTTCTTCTTCGCGTTGTTGTCGGTCTTTAATCTAGAGACGCGGGGCGCGTATGTGGACTTGCTGGGTCAGGCCATGATCATTGTGATCACCGCCATCTTTGCGGGTAAAACGGCAGAGAAAATCGTAGACATCCGCACCAACAAAGGAACACCCAATGGCACTTGATCCGGTCAGCGCACTTTTAGACATTGGCGGCAAGGTCATGGATCGGCTGTGGCCTGATCCCGCACAAGCTGCTGCCGCCAAGTTGGAATTGTTCAAGCTACAGCAAAGCGGCGAATTGGCAATGATTGCCGGTCAATTGGACATCAACAAAGCAGAGGCCGCCAACCCTAGCGTGTTTGTCAGCGGATGGCGACCAGGCATCGGTTGGGTCTGCGGTGCAGGCTTTGCCGTGCAGTTTGTCGTTGGCCCGCTGGCTGAGTGGGGCGCAGCGGTCTACGGCCATCCAATCAAGTTTCCGCAGATGGACATGGGAACCATGATGCCATTGCTGCTTGGAATGCTTGGCTTAGGCGGTATGCGTACCGCTGAAAAGATTAACGGGGTTGCTGCCAAATGAAAGCCAAGCTGACGTTTCTTGTGACCCTCATGGTCAGCTTCACCCTGTGCGTTGTGGTGATTGGCATGGTCGGGGTTTTGATGGCTGGCTTGTTTAACCCCCTTGTTGACAACGCCGAGATTTTCAAACTCATTTCCCCCGCATTCCAAACCATTGTCGGTGGCTTCATTGGCTTACTGGCTGGCGTGAAGCTGTCTCATGGTGAAACAAATGAGGAGCCAAAATGATCTGGGTTCCCGTCATGTACATTTGTGTGCTGGAGAAGTGCGAATTCCTTCAGCAGCAAACCATCTACACCGACAGGGCGCTCTGCATCAAAACCATCAACGAGAAGGTGGATTGGTACTTGCAAAACACGCACGCCCGCGCAGAAGGCACTTGCGTTGATGTTTACGTGGAGCTAAAAAGTGATCAATTCAAGAAATCTTGACGACCTAGCGCCGCCCGTTAAGCAACGGGCGCAAGCGTTTGTGAAGGCAGCCAAGGCCAAGGGCATCGACCTGCTGGTAACGTCCACCTACCGCGACAGCGAAAGCCAAAACGCTCTTTACGCCCAAGGCCGCACAGCACCAGGCAACATCGTCACCCGAGCCAAGGCCGGTCAATCTTGGCACAACTGGCGCTGCGCCCTAGATGTTGTGCCGCTGGTCAACGGCAAGGCCATCTGGGATGACCAAGCCGTTTGGAAACAGATTGGTGAGATCGGCAAGGCTTGCGGCTTAGAGTGGGCTGGCGACTGGAAGACGTTCAAAGAGTACCCGCACTTCCAGTACACCGGCGGCTTAACGATTGCCCAACTCCAAGCTGGCGCAACGATCGTTTAGCTTGCGTAGTTCGACCATTGCATCCTTGAAGTTTGCGGTGGCTTGTTCCAGCGCGTCCTGCTGCTCCCTCATTCGGGTGTAGGCTTCTTCCGCAAACTTGGCAAGGTTTTCGTGGCTCCATGCGGCGAAGTTGGGCATTTGACTGATTCCATAGTTGAAAAGCGGTGCGTATTGGCGCACTCATAGCGCCGGTAGACTTGGTTGTCGTATTTGTGCCTGGTCTCTAGCACGCGAGTCCACGCGTTGCAAGTGGGGCAAATCATGGCTCCCCCTGTGGCGGTGTGCAGGTGTGGATGACAGTCTTGTCGGCTGTGCGCTTACCGCAGCGTTCGCAGAAGTTCCACTCGCGCCCGGCCAGCGCTGCTTGCTTGCCATCGTGATAACCGCTTTGATAGACAATGGTCAGAGCATCAGGCTCCTGCGCTGGCTGTGCATTCATCCATTCACTAGGGTGCAGTTTTGGTATATAGCCATATCGCTCACCTACCTTGCGCTCTTCAGCGGCAATAAACTTGTCCGCAGCCATCTTGCGCTTAGCTGGGAAGCCACCGCCCCACGCACCCTGCCGCTTGGCAAGGTCGTCAAACGCTTCGTCTTCAGGTGTTTTCATTTGCTTGCTCCTTTAGGTCATTTGGCAGCACCACAGTAGTGAGCATTACCCTGTTCCCGTCGACTATCAACGCAGCAACGGTAATCGCGGCTAAGTTTTTGCCATATATTTTCTTCAACGCATCCCACACTTTTTGCGCTTCAGTTTTCATAAGACCCTCATAAATAAAAAGATCATCAGCACCGTGAACCACGGCCTGATGTTCGGTTGTCACACCGGTTCTACATTTAACTCATAAAGCATATATTGCTCATACATCCTTAACAAAGTGCTGCGGTCTATAAAACAATTACGAACTACTGCCAGTTCAAGAATGTCTTTCGCAAATGCAGCCATTGCTTCTTTGTGGTGCTTGTCGTCTTCGTCATACTCGGACACCAGCTTGGCGCTCCACTTCAGGTCATCGCCTGTTCTGCGTAATACTCTCATGCTACAAACTCCCATACAACAAAGCCAACGGTGACCACAAGCAAAACAATAAAGCCCACGCCGATGATGGTCTTCACCGCGTCAATGAAGAAGTCCCCGCCGCTATCGGTATCGTCGTTGTTCATTTGCAAGTCTCCGTGAACACCGCCAGCACGCTGTCGCATGGTGGGCAATAGGTGGCGTAGCCAACCCAGAAAAACGCGGCCATCATCACAGACCACGCGCCGATCAGGGCGAAAATGGTTTCGATCAGTCTCATTTGAATGCTCCTGGTTTATAGCGTTGGACGTAGGACTTGTGGGGCGCGCCGATTGGCTCATGGTAGAACCGGCGCTGGCCCAGTTCAGATTCACGCCAAAAGGCGTCGGGGTTTTCCCGCTGTAGTGAGTCAACTACGTTGTGGACGTAGTCGCCACCAAATATGGCCGCAGAGCGTAGCTGGCGGCGCTGGCTGTCTGTGAGTTTCATACCTGTCGTGCCTCTCGTAAAATTTCAATACGTTCCCGCGTAGTCCGCAGGCTGCTGTACCGCTGGTGCAGACGCTCCAGCATAGATACTCGTTTATGCGTAGACCGTTCCTCATCTAGCATTTGCAGCACCTCATCCTCGGACAAGGTGTGCAGGTAGTCATTTACGCTTCGCCATGTAGATTTCAATTCTGTTCTCCAGTTTGGTGATGAGATCGCAGCAACGGTCGTACGCCTTGTAGGCGGCGTTGACGTTGCGCGCGCGGACTTTCAGTTCGGCCTTGGCCGCCTTGAGTTGGGCTTTGAGTTTTTCTAGCATTTCAGTTCATCCATAGCAATATCAGAGATTGAGCGCTTGTCGTGCAGCGCGGCCCAGATGCGCTCATCCACGGTCTTGTTACTTAACATAACGTAGCACCACACGTCATGCCGCTGGCCGCTACGGTGCAGCCGCCCGATGGTCTGCTCGTACAGTTCGAGCGACCAGGGCAGGGACAGGAATACGATCCGGCAGCCGCCGTGCTGAAGGTTGAGGCCGTGGCCTGCCGACTTCGGATGGACAAGTAGCAGTTCAATACGGCCTGCGTTCCAACGCTCAATAGCCCGGTCGTCGTCCAGCGTCTGGGCGGCGGGATACCGGCGTCGGAGTTCGGCAAGCTCCTCTTGATAGTTGTAGGCGATGATCGTATTCGCACGCTGGTTCTCCTCAAGTAATTCATGCAGCCGGTCAAACTTGGCCGTGTCAAACCACACTGGCGTCTGGACTGTGATCCACTTGCCGGGTATGTGCGACGGCGTCTGCGTCGTGTTGTACGCAAACCCGCTGGCCAACTGTTGCAGCTTGCCTGTGGCCACTGCGGCGTTGACCGCCGTGATGCCCTCCAGCACAAAGTCTTTCTTCATGATCTCGTAAGGCTTGCGGTCGTACAGGTCGCAGCGCACCTCGACGGTGTGCAATGGCGGGAGTCGGTCGCTATATTCACCAGCGTCCAAGACGAAAGTGGCGGGCTTTATCACGGCCATAACTTTTTCCAAACTGCCCTTGCGCGGCATCCACTCGCCGAAGTCGGGGTTGATCAGGACAAAATACTGCTGCATGAACGCACCCTTGCTGCGCCCCAGCAGCGCCTGATCGACGACCTTGCACTGACCGAATACGTCCTCCAAGCCGTTGCTGGTGAACGAGCCGGTCAGCCCCCACCGGATGGTGATGGGCGTCAGAAATTTCAGCAGTTCCTTGAAGCGCTTGCCGCTAGGGTTCTTGAGCCGCGTCAGTTCGTCAAACACCACCGCGTCAAAGTCGCCCTCGGGCAGATTCTCGTAGTTGGTCACCACCACTTGGGCGTCAGATGCAAACGCCGCCTTGCGCTGCTTGGCCGTGCCCACGGCTGCGGCCAGCGTGACGCCAGGAGCCCACTTGGGCTGCTCGACCGGCCAGACACTAACGGCCACCCGCTTGGGGGCCAGCACGAGGAAGCGCTTGGCGTGGCCAACTTGCAGCATATCCTGCATGGCCGTGAGCGTGATGGCCGTCTTGCCCGCGCCCACAGGGGCGAGGATCATCGCCCTGTCGCGCTCGAACAGGAAGTCAGCCGCCTGCTCTTGGTAGGGTCTAAGTTTCACTTCACTGCGCTCTCAATGTATTGGGCCAATGCCCAAAGGTCAGGTTTAGCAACGCCGCATTGAACGCCTGCCGCACTGAGTTTAATTTCACGCACAACAACCGCGCGGTCAAGCCGCACCGCCGCCAACGCCAATTCAATCTCGGCCTCGTTAGGATGCCGCTTAAACTGATCCCACGCCAGCTTTCTAATTTCGTTGCCAGTCATCAATCTGCTCCTTAGTCCACAAACACGCATACTTTTGGTTTACTAAAGTTATCTCCGCTGCGAATAACATCTGTAGCTTTGACAGCCGCCCCCCTTTGGTCTTGAGTTCCACAAACCACGTCGAGCCGTCCGGCAGGCAGGCAATCCGGTCGGCCACACCCTTGCGTCCGGGGCTGGTGAACTTATAGGTGATGCCACCCATACGCTCTACCGTCCAGACGAAGTGCCGTTCGATTTCTGATTCTCTCATGCCGCAAATGTAACACTAAAAAAGTTTTTGACAGAAAAATATTTGTGCTACACTGAACGCCTCATCAACTACAGGAGAGTCAAATGCAACATTCAAGCATCGTCGGCGGTAGCACCGCCAAGCGCGTCATCAACTGCCCAGGCAGCGTGGCGCTGGTGGCCAAGATGCCGCCGAAGCCCAGCAGCAAGTACGCCGACGAGGGTACGCTGCTGCACAACGTCATCGCCGAGATTGTCATGTCGGGCCAGCCGCCCGAGCATTACCTCGGAACCAAGTACGAAGACCAGACCCTCACGCAGGAACTGATCGACGACAAACTCAAGCCCGCGCTGGCGGCGCTGGATCAGATCGACCCCAATCAGGAGATGGAAATTGAAGCCGAAACTAGCGTTGACTTTGGCGATTTGTTGCCTGGGGTCTTTGGCAGCACTGACCTTATTGGGCGTCTTGGTACTCGGGCTGTTGTTCTTGACTGGAAGTTTGGTGACGGCGTAGCCGTAGAGGTCGAGGAAAACCCGCAACTGATGTTCTACGCCGCTGCGGCCATGCGGACGCCCGCCGCCCAGTGGGCGTTTGAGGGCGTGACCGAGATCGAGATGGTCATCGTGCAGCCCCCTGCTGTCAAACGATGGGTTACAACGCCCGAGCGCATCGCAGCGTTTGAGTTGCAACTGGTGCAGGCCGTCAAGGCGTCCGAGAAGCCCAACGCCAAGCTGGAAGTGGGCGACCACTGCCGCTGGTGCGCCGCCAAACCGGTGTGCCCACAGATGACCGGCGCGGTTGACCGTGCGCTACAGACCAAGTTGCAAGCCATCGACACCCAGATGCTGGGGTCGTACTTGGACAACGCCGATATGCTGGAGCAGTGGATCACCGATCTGCGGGCGCTGGCGTTCGCTATGCTGGAGTCCGGCACGCCCGTGCCCGGGTACAAATTGGTGGCCAAGCGGGCCACACGTTCATGGACTGATGAGACCAAGGCCAAGGCCGAACTGCTCAAAAGTCTGCCAGAATCTGAAGTGGTGGAGATGTCCGTAATCTCTCCGGCCAAGGCTGAGAAGGCGCTCAAAAAGCGCAAGATCGGCCTGCCGGACGATTTGGTCGTCGCCATCTCGTCAGGTAACACCTTGGCCAGCGTGGATGATCCACGCCCCGAGGTGATCTTGTTGGGCAAGCAATTAACCGCTGCCCTTTCTAAACTGCAATAAGGACTATCATGTCAAATCTAGTAGCGTTCTCTAGTGCGGGCTTGCCCGCAGTCTCCACCCTCGCAACTTCCCTGCGGGCAATCCAATCCGACGTAGGCCCAGCCGGTACTGTCATCCTCAAGATGGACAAGACCGGGCATTGGGTGTTCGGCGCGGATCAGACCGAAGTGGAAGATGACAGCACTTGGGCCGTCAATCCTTTCTCGTTTGTCCACGGCTTCATTGCCTGGGGCGACGGTGAGGTGCTTGGCGAGAAAATGGTGCCTGTATCCCAACCCCTGCCGGAACTGGACGGCGCGCCGCCAGCCGCCAAAAAGGGCTGGGAGACACAGGTGGGTATGTCGTTGAAGTGCATCAGCGGCGAAGACAAGGGCATGGAAGCCCGCTTTACGACCACCTCGGTGGGCGGTAAGCGCAGCGTCCAGGCTCTTGCGGTGGCCTTGGCAGATCAGGTCGACAAAAACCAATCCAAACCCGTGCCGGTCGTGCGCCTCAAAAAGGAGCATTACCAGCACAAGTCGTATGGCCGGATTTTTACGCCGGTCTTCGAGGTCGTGGATTGGGTCTCTCTTGATGGTGAGCCAGAGCCACCTAAAGTGGAAGCAGCCCCAAGTCGTCGTCGTCGCGTAGCGGCCTGATG